CAGCCGTAGTATTCCTGAAGGCGCACCCCGCCAGTTTGGCGAGAAGACAGATGTCTCTTTAGAAACCAGCCTCAGTAATTCTTTCCAGGCTGCACAGGCCAAGATATATGCCAAAGGCCGTGACTTCAAACTAGACCTCCAGGCTCAGTCCCTGGCAGCCCAGGAGCGCGAGGGTATCGACCTAAACACCCTCGATGAAGCCAACATTGATCGCCTGTCTGACTTTGTGGTTGAGGATGCTCTGGAAGCATTGAAAGACAACGAGAATGCCATTGGTTGGTATGGCCGCACAGTAACGCAGGCACTTGAAACTGTGGGTGAACTACACCCGGAGGTCCTCACAGATCCAAAAGCAAAGATGCAGTTTATCTGGGCCACAGCCGTAACTTCTAATGGCCTAAAGGTAGACAAGAACTTTGAGTTGGCCTTGGATGTTTATGAGACATTGAAAGAAACAGGTCGTTTCCCAACTGACGCAGGCATTGGACAAGCAGCTGCGGCTATAAACAGTGGTCTGGCTCAGTATCATACCATGTTAGATAAGTTTCAACGGAAGTCTAACTCAGATGAGGGCGCGCATAATCTTTTGATTGAGTTTATGAACAGCAAAGTGCCCGTGAAGGAACTTGAAAAGGAATATGGCGTAAAGATCTCAGGTGAAGGCAAAAACACTCTAGTGCGCGGTGCCTCGATCTTGGGTCCTAAAATTGGCAACGGGTTTTATTCTAATCTGTATGGTAACTTTGATGAACTAACGATGGACCGTTGGCTTATGCGAACTGTCGGACGTTGGCGTGGTGGCCTGGTTAAACTAAACAAGCCTATGATTGATCAAAAAACAAAAGAGATCCAGAATATGATGCCAGATCTCGAAATAAAGGCTTTTAAACCTTTGTTCTCAAGATCAGACATACAGCCAGCAAAAGGTATGTCAAAACAGAAGACTGAACTGCTTTCTGCTGAGATTGCAAAGCTCTCAATGGACCCAGCCTGGCGTAGCCAAATAAATGCTATCCCAGGTGGTGAAAGCCTAAGAAAAGCTGGTAATGGCCTAGCAAAGTACCTAGATGGTCAGGTAGAAGCGCCAGCCGGTGCAAAAGAACGCACATTTATACGCGAGGTATTCCAGCGCGGGTTAAAACGCCTTCAAGATGCCCCGAGTGTGCGTCAAAGATCAAATGAACCACTCACTATGAGTGACTTGCAAGCATTACTCTGGTATCCAGAGAAAAGGCTGTACGACACAGCCAAGCAGAAAGATGGAGAAAGCCGTGGCTATCAAGACGACGAAGCGCCAGACTACGCAAACGCTGCAAGAAAAGCTGTCGGAGATCGACTGGGATCTGCTGGAGCAGTTGGACCAGGAGGAGGAGGGGCAATCAATCCCAATGCAGGACCTGGTGCCGACAACAGCATCATCTCCAACCTCCTCAACCCCCCTGGGAATACGAGTGGACGAACATCCGGGCCCGGTACTGGGCGGCCCACCAAAGGGCCTTCTCTCGCAAGAGTAGCCCTAACAGCGGTTAAAAGGTTTGTTCCCCAGTCCAAAGCTGCTTTCCAGGTTGGCAAACGTGGAACTCCAGCAGAGAATGGGATCCAATCTCTTGACCAGGCTCTGAGCCTAGCACACACGCTTGGCATCACCGTCCGTCTGTTTGACAGCCAGGAAGAGATGTATGCATCGAGGTCAGCTTTTGATCCATCCGCTAACCCGTCTGCTGTCGCCTCGTTTTACCAAAGAGGTGCATACGCTGATGGCAAAGGTGCTGAGGGTACGGTCTTTGGTTTAAACCCTGGGTCTATGTTGGATACCGGCGGATCAGTAAGCGGCATTGACGCCCTGTCGAGCCTAATACATGAGATCGCACATGGTATGACCTTGAGCCCCCTCGATCTAAACGGCTCACAGGTTACTGACACCGAGTTTACCAACCCAGTAACCGGCCAGCCCGACAGGGCACCTATGGGATCCTTTGCTGGTAGTGCTTTGAGACCCCTACTGGAAGGTAAGGGTGATCCCGACATCATGTCAGAGATCGACAATCTACAGATGAACGTGGATGCACACACAACCAATGACCCTGGCCAGCGCAGCGCGTTGCGTGAGGTCCGCAAGTTGTCAACAAATCTCAAAGACTGGAAAGCCTACTACGATAGGGAAGTGGACAATGGTTTCATGTCCAGATCGGATGCCGACACAGGCATGGCCAACCGCCAGGATGTAGCTGACGGCTACACAGACTACATGCAAAGTGTGCGCGAGTTGGCTGTGGATCCTGTCTTAATCTACTTGATCAATCCTAAGCTGGCTAAGTCGGTAATGCCTAAGACGGCTGCCCTCATACGAGAGCAGTTCAACAACGCAGGCAACAAAAAGGTCAAGTTCTTCAGTCACCCAGCTGCTGTGGTCATAGCTACGGTCATGGCCATGTTGGCCCAGGGTATGGCGGAAGAGGAGGAAGAAAAGCAAAGGATGCAGATGCCTCCTGGTGCTTTGACACCACCACCGCCCGGTATGGGTGCCTTAACTGCATAAGAACAAACAGAGGTCCCTCCGGGGGCCTCTTTTCATTAGTGGAGAGCAAAATGATCCATAAGAACGCAATAGATTTAGTCCCTACGCTAAGGGCCATCGAAGATGTACTACTTTCACCCCTGCTCAGTACTGCGCAAAAGTCAGCCATCATTGGTGAAATGCGTACTGTTTTACCTGATAAGATGTTTTGCCCCAATTCACGGCTAACACTGTCAATTATAACCAGTATTACGGAGCAGCACGATGGGAGCACCCAAGAACCCGAGGTCAAAAGCACCGAGGCCCCCAAAAAACCCAGCAAAGGCAAGGGATCCAAAAGTAAACCCGCTGGCTCTTCAACATCAAACGCCCGAGGGAAGAGCAAAGTTTCGCCAAATGCTGGCAAACCGAAAGAATAAAGGTGGCCGCCCTAAAGGCACACCAGATGGCTACACACTCGATCAAATTGCCCCAATACGAAAGAAGGCAAAAGAGGACGCTGAAAGGATCGTGAAGATCATGGCAAAAGAAAACGAAATTGATGACATCTATGCGGTTGAGGCCCTCCGAGCTGCCGTGGAGATTATGCGTGAACCTGGCCAAAACCGGGATCGCTTGACAGCTGCACGCATGGTCTTGGATTTCACCAAAACTAAACCCGCTGCTAAATCCGAGGTCACAATCGGGAAAGCCGAGCAATTCTTGGAGTCGCTCTTAGTGGCAGACACTGAAGAAGAGCAAATCGAGCATGGACAAGAGACTTAAAACTGTACGCAAGCGCCTGTATGAAGACTTTGGTTTTTACAGTCAGTCTGCACTGAAGATCCGCACCAAAGATGGTGACATCAAACCCCTTAAACTAAACCCTGCACAGCAGATACTACAGGAAGCTGTAAACAAGCAGATGGCGGCAGAGGGTAAGGTACGGATCATCATTCTGAAGGCGCGGCAGCAGGGTCTCTCAACCCACGTTGGTGGATACTTGTACTTCAATGTGTCCCAACGCAAAGCATGTAAGGCGATGGTCGTCACGCACCACTCAGACAGCACCAGGGCACTCTTTGACATGACCAAACGGTATCATGACAATTGCCCTGAGTTACTCAAGCCTCACACTAAGTACAGCTCTCGCCGGGAACTTACGTTTGATGTCCTAGACAGCTCGTTTGTTGTTGCGACAGCTGGTGGTGAAAGCATTGGTCGCGGTGAGACCCTCACACACGTTCACGCATCTGAGCTTGCTTTCTGGCAGAAGTCTACTGCCCTCGAAAACTGGAACGGTATGACCCAGGCTGTACCGAATAAGCCAGGGACCGCTGTCTTTGTCGAGAGCACTGCAAATGGCGTGAGTGGTATCTTTTATGATCTCTGGAAAGGTGCCGTGGAGGGAACCAACGGCTATGTGGCAGTGTTTATTCCCTGGTTTACCGACCCAGAATATAGGGAGTCTGTACCTGCAAACTTTACCAGGACGCCAGAAGAAAAAGACCTCTGTGAGAAGTATGACTTGGACGATGAGCAGCTTATGTTTCGCCGGCGTAAAATTGCCCAGAACGGCATAGATTTATATCGCCAAGAGTACCCCTCAGAGCCATCAGAAGCCTTCCTGACGACCGGACGGCCAGTGTTTAACCCTGAGGCTCTACATGAGCGTCTAGAGGCCTGTGAGGAGCCTAAGAAGCGCCTGGCACTAGAGGGTGAAGACTGGCTCGAGAATGTACGCGGTGAGCTTACTCTATACCGGACTTTAGACCCTGGTGAGAAATACACAATTGGCGCTGACGTTGCTATGGGCGTCCGGGGCGGGGACTACTCAGTTGCCCAGGTTCTAGACAGTAAGAAACGCCAGGTTGCGACCTATCGAGCACGGGTTCACCCGGATTACTTCGCAACAGTTCTCTATAAGCTAGGTGAATTCTTTAACTTTGCTTTCATCATTGTGGAGAACAACAGCCACGGTATCCTGACCTGCACGAGGTTGGGCAAAGACATGGCATATCCAAACTTTTACACCGAGATCCAGGTGGACAAGTTAACGGAGAAAGAGACCCTCAAGCTGGGCTTCACAACCACTTCCAAAACCAAGCCCCTGATCATCGATGAGCTGCGCGCGTGTGCGCGCGGGGGGGAACTAGAGCTAAACGACAAAACAACGATCCGAGAGATGCTCACTTACATTGCCACCCCCACCGGCGGCATGGAGGCAGAAGCTGGTTGTTTTGATGACTGCGTAATGAGTTTAGCCCTCGCTAACCACATCCACGAAGGCGCGTGGGAACCCATACAGTCATCTGATGACTACTATATTGAAATGGTTTGATCATGAATAAAAATGAATACAAGAAGCTGGACGACGATAAGATTGTCACAATTCTCGATGACAACATCCGCCGCAGCGTAGGGTATTACGACAGTCAGATCAGCCGAGAACGCAAGCGCGTCACAGACTATTATAACGCTACACTTCCGCGCCCAGCGCATGACGGTAATTCAAAGTATGTATCCATGGATGTCTATGACACCGTGGAGAGCATGAAGGCGGCCCTGCTGGAGACTTTCAGCACCGGCTATAAGACGGTCCGGTTTGCACCACAGAACGCAGATGACCAGAAGATCGCAGAGATCGCTACGGAATACTGTGACTACGTTGCCAATCGGCAGAACAACTTGTTTGAGATTATGCAGACAGTTATCCACGATGGTCTGATTGCTCGAGCAGGCATTGCCAAAGTCTTCTATTACTATGGCGATGAAAGTCATATTGAGGAGGTGACCGATCTAACCGAGGAGGAACTTGACGCTATCCTGGTCCGCGACGATGTCGAGATCGAGGAGTTGGTTGAGGACTTCGGTTTATACTCAGGTGAACTACGCATTACGACCGATGCCAGCAAAGTATGCATCGAGAGTATTGCCCCAGAAGAGTTCATTATTGAGCCACAGGCACGCGATTTAGACAGTGTCGTATTCTGTGCCCACAGGACCACAAAGACAATCTCAGAACTCCGCGAGATGGGGTATGATGAGAAAAAGATTGAGAAGATCGGAGATCACTCTGACGTTGAGATGGAGACCGACCCAGAGGTCCTTGCACGCCATGAAGAGATAGGAAACGACAGGGGCTTCAACACAAAAGGATACCAGGACCAGGTCCGCCAGGTCACTGTCTACGAAAACTACATAATGCTCGACCCCGACGCTACCGGCGTTGCAGAGCTTTACCGGATTGTCAAAGCTGGCAACGTAGTTCTCGAGATGGAAAAGGTTAATCACAAGCCTTTCGTGGCCTTTGTGCCCTTACCAATCCCCCATGCATTCTTTGGTAATAACTTTGGTTCCAAGGTCATTCCAATCCAGAACGCCCGGACAGTACTAACCCGGTCTATCCTTGATCACGCCATGATCACCAACAACCCACGGTACATGGTGACCAAGGGTGGGTTGACTAACCCAAAGGAACTAATCGACAACCGCGTAGGCGGAATTGTAAATGTCTCACGTCCTGATGCTATTGCACCTATGCCTCAGGCGTCCCTGAACCCCTTTGTGTTCCAGACGCTACAGCTCCTGGACGACGACAAAGAGGACACCACAGGCGTGTCACGTCTTAGCCAGGGCCTTAATAAAGATGCCATTAGCAAGCAGAATAGTGCAGCTATGGTTGAGCAGTTGGCGACGATGTCCCAGCAGCGTCAAAAGATAATTGCCCGGAACTTCGCCAATGGTTTCTTGAAGCCTCTCTACCAGATGATCTATCGCCTGGTGATCGAGAATGTGCCTGACCAGGAGATCGTTGAGTTAGCCGGTGAATATGTCGAGGTGTCGCCAAGCCAGTGGGGATCAAAGCGTGATGTCCTGGTTGAAATGCACCTCGGTTATGGTGAGCAAGTAGAGGAAGCCCAGAAGTATTTGGCACTCCACCAGCTGATGTCACAGGATCCAACTCTGGCGACAATGTATCAGCCTCAGAACCAATATAAGTTAATGTCTCACGTTATGGAGAACAACGGCATCAAGAATGTCGCAGATTACCTGACGCCACCGGAGCAGCTACCACCTCCACAGCCTGACCAGGCAGAAGAGATGGCCATGCAAATGCAGCAGAAGCAGCTAGAGCTACAAGAGAGACAAACCCAGATTGCGGAGCTTAAACAGCAAACAGACGCACAGATCGCACAGCTTAAACTTGAACTAGAGCGTAGTAAGGCTGAACGCGGCTTCGCAATACAATCCGACTCAATCGACCTCAAAGAGGCACAGCTGGAACACAAGACAGCCACTGATTTGGCTGAACTTGAGATCCTCAGAAACGCTGAAGATGTCCGAGGGATTGCGTCACCAACGGGCTAAGTCCCAAAACCTAAGAGAGCAGTATGAACCAAGAAGAGCAACTTGTCGAAACTGGCGAGGCGGCTTCTGCCGTCTTGTCACAACCCGCGTTCAACCAGGTCATCAACAGCCTGGTCGAGCGTTCTTTCCAGACGTTTGTAAACACAAGCCCCGACCAGGGGCAGGTGAGAGAGCAAGCGTACAACCACTATCGCGCACTTGTGGACGTGGTTGACACATTGAAACAGCAAGTATCCGTCCGAGATGAGATCCTTGCAAAAGGCGACAACCGCCAAGAGGAGCTAAAGGACCATGAGTAACGTCCAAGAACAAGCTACCCCTTCGACTGTATATGAAGATGTTTCAGATGCAGCAGATGCCATTCTAGATCGCTGGTCAGACGGTGAAGACCTATCTGAAGATGAGAACCTAGAGGCGACAGACGAGGCCACTGACGAGACAGAAGAGGCCCCGGATGATATTGATGAAGATGATGATGACCAAGAAGACGAAAGTTCTGATGAGGACCCTGATGAGGACCCTAATGAAACTGACGAAGATGACGCCCAGGACGATGACGAAGACCTCCAAGAGGTCGAGTTGTCCGACGAAAGCGTTATTGAAATCTCAGTTGATGGGGAAACAAAACAGGCATCTTTAAAAGATCTTAAACGACTTTATGGCCAAGAGGCATCTCTCACTCGAAAGTCTCAAGAAGTAGCTTCCAAACGGAAAGAGGCGGATGACGCCTTAAATCGTGCGGACATCAGCTATCAAAAGCTCTTAGAGAGAGCAGAGGCCAGAAATAAACCATACGCTGAACTAGATATGCTAGTTGCCAGCCGGTCTATGTCGGTCGAAGACTTTGCGGCTCTGCGCCGTGAGGCTTCAGAAGCAGAATCGGATCTCCGGTTTCTCAAGGAAGAGGCCAGCGCCTTCTACCAAGAGAACCAACAGCAATTCCAAGCCAAACAGCAAGAGGCTGCCCAGGAGTGTATCAAAACACTTCAAGAGCAGATCCCAGACTGGGGTAACGAAATGTACAACGATATCCGAGAATACGCTGTTTCTTCTGGTCTACCTCGAGAAGCGGTCGATCAATATGTCGATCCAAATGTCATTATGCTTTTGAACAAAGCCCGGTTGTATGACCAAACCAAAGTCGCTGCAAAGACCAAGAAGTCTAAGGCGATGAAGGTCAAAACAACAAAAGGTAAAGTTCTAAGATCTAACAAAGCACCAGCCTCACGTTCTGATACTAACACTAGAAGACGTGAAGTGACCGCAAAGCGTGTTCGTGAGAACTCAAGCCGCGTGGGTGACATGGATGACATTGCTGATGCCCTCATGAGCCGTTGGGAAGATTAATCCCATCTCATGTAAGGCACTAATACCATGACAACTTTTACTACATATAACCAAATCGGCCAGGCCGAGGACGTTTCAGATATCATCATGGATATCACCCCAACTGACACCCCGATGACCTCAATGATGAAGTCTGAAAAGGTATCAGCTCGTACTTTCTCATTCTTGGAAGACAGCCTCCGCGCTGCCGCCTCGAATGCAAAGGTCGAGGGAGCCGACTCCACTGATGTCACTTTGACAGATGTAACTGAGCGTACAAACAACACTCAGATCTTGTCAGAATCCTTCAAGATCTCGGCTACCTCGGACGCAGTTCGTACCCACGGCCGTGCGAAGGAGACCGCATACCAGCTTGGTCGCACGCTCAAGAATATCAAGAAAGACTTAGAATTCAGCTATGTAGGTGTAGACCAAGCAGCTGTCGCAGGTAACGCAACTACAGCGCGTAAAATGCAATCTTTGATCAATCAGATCTCTACAGCGGTAGACGCAGGTCCTAATTCCTCGGACGCCCTTACAGAGGCCAAGCTGCTGACAGCGGGTCAAACTGCGTATGACAATGGTTCAGATCCGACTGTGTTTATGATCAAGGCCGCTGACAGTACCATCGTCGCTGGCTTTGCAGCATCTGCTGGTCGTAACCGCGAAATTGCCCAGGGCAAAACCCTGACCAATGTGGTGGATTTATATATATCTCCGTTTGGTGAGTATAAAGTGGTTCTTAACAGGCACTTAGAGCAATCACATGCGCTGCTGATTGACCCAACCATGTTCAAACAGTGTGTGCTGCGTCCATTCACGCGTACACTACTTTCGAAAAATGGTGACTCAGATCGCCATTATGTGGTCGGCGAATATTCCTGTAAACACAGTAACTTCGGCGATAGCGTCAAGATCACAGGCCTTTCCTAGGCCCGTGTAGGGGTCGCCCGTCCATCCAGGGGTTTTGCTCTCCTTTACCTGGGTGCCTGGGCGGCCCCACCCACCTACTCTTAAAGAGAGACCCTCCAAAATGACAGATACTACACAAGGCACGACCACTAAGTTGGTCGGCGTCACAACTGACTTTTTAGAACAGTCAGGCGAGTTGATTGCAAAGCATACCCAGCACATCTCCCAGGCTTTCCTGGATGATCTTAAAGACGCCAGGAACGAAAGCTCTCAGATGCCGATCGGCGACATGATGCGCGTAGCATCCATCCCGACAGCAGTCATCGAGAAGTGGACCCGTGAAGGCTTCAACATCTACGAGGTCACCGGCGCTGAGATCATTAAGCGGCTCCAAGATGAGAGCCTCGATGCGTTCATAACTACAGACAAAAGGATCTAGAATGGCATACGGAAACAAGGGCGGCTTCAAGCCGTGCAAAACATGCAAAAGCCCAACCACCTGTGGTCTTAACGGATCCTGTATGCGCCCAGGCAAATCCAATGGGTAATGGTCTCTATGCAAACATCCACGCCAAACGTGCTGCTGGTAAAACTATGCGTCGAAAAGGTGCCAAAGGTGCTCCTACCGATGCTGCTTTTGCAAAGGCTGCACTGACCGCAAAAAAGCCTAAAGCCAAACCTAAGCCAGCGGCTAAAAAAAGGATCACCTAAATGAACAAAGGCCAATTACGAGCACACTTCATTGCTCTTCTTAACCGTAGCGATTGCAGTGATGCCCTGGCCGACACCTTCATTGACCAGGCCCTCACTCGAGTACAGAGGGTTCTACGCATCCCTCCAATGGAAAGTATTAAAGCATACCCAATAACTTCGGGTACGCCCCTGACATTTGTGAGTATACCATCTGATTTGATCGAGATCATAGACATACAATATGAAGGCGTTTCACTTTTAAGATTACCCCTAAACGAGATGGCGGCGGCGCAACAGGCTAACCAGACCGGATCACCTGTCCATTTTACCAGAGAGCGGGGAATTATAAAACTTTCCCCACACCCAACATCGGGCACGGTTCTAGTGAATTACTACGCGCTCTTCCCCGATTTGATCGACGATGCAGATGAAAATGTACTTACTCAGATCGCAGTTGACCTAATAGCTTATACAGCTCTGTCATACGCATCTGACTACTTCCTAGATGAACGTGGTCCCCTGTTTGAGGGCAAAGCAAGACAGTTTCTAGATGAGATCCAAAATCAAGCAAACTCTGCCGAAACCTCGGGCATGTCACAGGTCATGCGCCCAACTTCAATTTACACAGACTAGGAAGTTAGATCATGTCATTTTATAGTTTCTCTCCGACAGTCGCTGACACTGTTGCACCCGCCGAGGATAGTAAGAACGCAGCTGCTGCCTCTGCTGCTGCCGCCCAAAGTGCCGCTGCTGCTGCTGAGGCGCATAAGAACGCTATAACTCAGTTGACCGTTTCCACAGATTTAGCAGCCTCATTTGCGACATACGATTCAGCCACTGGCGTTTTAGAGTTACCAGCTGGACCAACTGGGCAACAGGGTCCACAGGGGCCAATAGGCCCAGCGGGACCAGCGAGTACAGTAGCCGGTCCAACCGGGCCTCAAGGGCCTGTGGGTCTTACAGGACCAGCTGGCGCTGACAGTACAGTGGCTGGACCACAAGGTGCCACGGGTGCCACGGGTGCGACTGGACCAGCTGGGGCTCCCGGCGCTGATAGCACTGTGGCTGGGCCAACAGGCGCTACTGGTGCTACTGGCCCACAGGGACCAGCTGGACCAGCAGGCAGCGATAGCACAGTCGCTGGACCAGCTGGCGCTACTGGTCCCGCTGGGGCTCAAGGCCCTCAAGGACCAGCAGGCAGCGATGGTGCTGATAGTACAGTTGCTGGACCAGCTGGAGCTACAGGAGCTACTGGCCCACAGGGTCCACAAGGCC